CTCATTGCTTCTTGTCCTCTAAGCAATAAGACTATCATTGGTGCTATTTGTAATGAAATAATACGCAATGTGAGCGCATAGGCTCTGTCGTTGGTATTACCATTTTCAAGTTCTACAGAGTCTTGCCAAGCATTTATACTCTGAATCACCAAAGGCATTAAAAACGCTCTATGTTGATTAAAGAACTCATTTGTAGGAAGCGTCACCAGAGCATTCCAAAAGACAGTATCAATTTCTTTTCTGCTAGGCTCTTTGTCTTTATCTACCAAGTCATCCCATAACTCAGCAATACCTGATAAAGCGACTAAAAAGTCTACAGCACTCTGGTTGCCACCAAACCATTCTAACAGTTTAAGATTTCTTACTTTACGCCAATCTTCTGTATCGTGTTCAATAGTCATGATATTAACAATTTTATCTTAAACTGCCTAATTTTGTATCAAATCTGATTACGCCTACTCGCCAATCAGATAAAGTATTTCCTTCAATCTTTACGGCAACTTGTCTGCCAGTAAGACGTATAGATGTAGGGTTAGCCATCGTATATGGCCCATAGTTATATTGAGTACCAGTTGGGTAGAACTTGGTACTAAAACTAGCCTTCACATCCCCAAGAGTATTCTCATCAGGAATCATCCCAACAACACTTAACATCCTGTCGCCAGCGCCTATATCTACTGGTCCAGACTCGGCATAAACGCTCTGAGAATCATAGCCAAAGCCTACTTCATGCTCATAAACATAGCCATCAACAGAAACCATCAATGGATTGGCAAAAATACCACGATCTGTACCGCAAGTACGAGCTAAAACACCAACAGACCAATGACCTTCACGATAGTTATAGGTCACATAGGAGTCAACTTCTGAGCTAGAAGAACTTGGATAAAACCACCAAATCTCACCATAAGATGAGTTATGGATAGCATAAACCTTGGTAGATTGCTCTTGGTTTAGATTCTTAAATACATAGTCACCAACATCTGAAGGCAAAGGTTTTACAAAACCATCGTATAACCAGAATCCAGATTTAGACATCCAATAGCAAGAATTGTCAGTTACAGCAACACATTGCTTTGAAATAGCGCCACAACTGGTTGCAACTCTGTCAAAACTGTAGATATAAGGTGGGCCAATATAGGTAGCCGTATGAACGTCTACATCAGTAAATATGATCGTAGCGCCACGTACTCTTTTGGCACATTGGATAGATCCTACTGTAGTTATCTCAAAATCACCCGCTTGATTTGTGGCAGATGGAGTCCATACAGTATTGTTTTCTTGGTCACACCAAGCAATCTTTCGGGGATTTCCACTAGCACCCAAAGCAAATAAGAATCGTTCTTGAGTAACAACAAGGCCAATATTGCTAGTTGGAGCATTTGTAATGGCTGCAGCATCAGAGGCAATATTTAACTGCCATTCAAGCAATCTTCCATCCTTAGATGAACAAGCCACCAAATACTCACCCCAACTGTCTAAACTCCATGTTGTAGCAGGTGTAAAAGAGCCTAAATCAGGTCTAGCAACGCCATAAGCAAAGTTGCCATAGGTAGAGTAGCCATAACCAAGCTTTTGTAGCTGATCGGCATCTCCTGCAACCAAGTCTGTAGGGGCAATGCTTGTCAGAGTACCCGCTTCATTCATTGAATAAAGGTTTGTATGTGTACCTATGCCAATACGTCTATTGCCTGAGTTATCTTTCCAGTTAATCAAACCTCTAGCCAAACCAGAGACTTGATTGGTAGAACGCTTACGCCATCCACCAACTGGACGCATTGTTCCCTCAAACCAGCGAACTAAATTGGAGTTATTCCAACGTCCTTTGGATTGGTATGCTGTGCCATTTTTATAGACACCAGGTGGTATTTGAAGTGGTAAATAAGCCATATTCGTAGTCTATCAGGTTGCAATACTTGACACAAATGTCATAGTCGCTATGACTGATGGCACAGCAGGTCTTGTTGGGCTTGTGCTTGTTCCAAAATGCTCAATGTTTACACCAGTGTTCTCAGTTCTCCACATAATCTCAATGTAATCATTAGCAGCCATGTCAACAAAGAAATTCAATGAAGCAATGATATGGCTAGGGTCGCCAGTACCTTTTCTTGCAACCAAGTGAAATCTGCTATTGGAGTTTGCAATGTTCGTACCATTCTTGCGAAACCAAATATCCACATCTTGACCATCGTTGGTGGTATTTTTTAATTGAATGGAAAATTGAATGTTGTAAAGGCCAGAATTTGCTACGTTTAACCTTGAACTGTTACTCAATGTGACTGCATTAGAGTAATCGGTTGTATTAAAAGTTATTGCATAAGCAGTAGTAGTGTTAGCCGCTACTTGGTCTGTACTATCTTGAAAAGCACCATAAGGTGTATTCATGTACACGCCACCATTAGGACCAATCAAATTAGAAAGGATATTTGCAAGCTTGACAAAAAACAACCGCAATACGTTTAAGTTCTGGTTTTGTGTCTCAGCAGAATACTCTTCTGTAGAAGACGAAAAACTAGGAACTGCAGGTATTTGAAGTTGCTTTAAAGAAGGCATGATTATCGTTTAATCCATGTCTGCCAAATAGCACCTGCCGCCATCACTAAACCACCAATCCAGAGGATAGGCTTGGCAGCAGAGGCAATCCATCCAAGAACCTTAACTGCCCCTTGCATGGCATCAATAGCCTCTACAAGACCGCTAGTGTTCTTGTCTATAGCATCTACCTTTTGCTCAACTGCAAGCAGTCGATCATAGATTTGTTGGTGGCTTACGTTGTCCATAAATATCTTTAGTGTTTAATATTCAATAATCACAACACCAGAACCACCAGCTACCCCTGAAGTTCCACCAGTAGTGCCTGGATATCCACCTACGCCACCGCCACCATAATTGCCACCAGTATTGCCAGAACCTGTGTTGTAAGACGATCCTCCACCCATAGATGAACTTCCACCAGTTCCACCTCTATTGTCATAAAATCCAGTCCCAGATCCACCACCACCTGTAAGGTTTAATGTCCCTCCAGAACCTACCCCACCTGGGCCACCTGCATTCCCGTTAGCTCCACCACCAGTACCGCCAGTAGCTTGAATAGTCGTAATTGTTTCAGTTCCAGATGCAACACTACTAGTACCACCTGTACCACCAGTTCCACTACTACCAGAACCACCAGCACCAACAGTAACAGCCAAAGTATTGGCTGGTGTTACTACATAATATCCAATTGAAGTTCCACCACCGCCACCACCAGAGCCACCATATACATCATAACCACCACCACCGCCACCACCGCCAATAACAGTAATTTTTAATACTGTTTTACCTGCAGGGATAGTGAATGTTGCATTAGATGTATAAACACTAATGGCAGAAAAACCAGTAGTTGCTTTAGTTGTCTGAACTGTTGAATCAGGAAATTGAATTCCTGTTGAGGTAAGAGTTGTTGCCATTTAAATACTCCTTATGGTGTGCCGTTACTAGACACATTGCTCAATGTAGTAAATACACCTGCACTTGTCATACTTGCTATTGTGGTAGCTCCATATTTGAAAACTAGTTTTCCACCAGATTCGGTAATGGAAAAACCACCAATAACGCAATTTACAAGATTTCCTGATGTTGGAGTACCAAGCACAGGAGTTACCAATGTAGGACTAGTAGATAAAACTAGATTTCCTGTTCCTGTTTTAGTGCCTACACCAGAGCCACCCTTGGTAACTTTAAGGAATGCACCCGTATCAAACAAGCCATCAATGGTGTCTAAGTCAGTATTGATCTTAGTACCCCATGTGTCTGTAGATGCACCAACTTCTGGCTTGGTAAGACCTAAATTTGTGGTTGTAGTATCAGCCATATTTACCTCTTAATTTACTGTTGTCCAAGATTCTGATTGATCTGAAACTGTTGTCCATGTCTCTGATTGGTCTGTAGTGTCAGTCCATGTTTCAGAGGTATCTGCCTCATTTTCCCATTTATATCTAGCATTTGCAACAACACTAGAAGCAGAATCAATGTTTGCAGAAGTCTTAGTTGTATAACTTGCGCTTGATGCAAATGAACTTTCAGAAACAAGCTGAATGAGTGCTAAATATATTGCTTCAGCAGAACTGGTGGCTAAAGATAAAGAATTTATATCTGCTTGACCCGATAGCGTTTTAAAAGCTGCCGTTTGTATTGCTGATTCTGAAGCACTTAATGCAATTCCTTTGTAAATCCCAAATGCAGATGTTGACACAGAAGAATCTGAAGCAAGCGATACAGACGCATCAACATAGCCACCAGCCAATGATGAGAATGGTGCTTCAGATAATGCGTAAAATCCAAACATTATTTATTAAGCCGTTGTATAAGAAAAGTTACCAGCCAACTCAACATAGCCTGTTCCAAGAGTTGTTAAAGTAACATTAGCTGGCGCATTATCAGTTCCAGAGGCAGTCAATGGATATAAATCTACAACTGAAGTATTTGGGCTAATTTGTGCTTGTACAGTTACGCAAGAAACTCCACTTTGGAACCAAAATAGCAAAAATGTTCGCCATCTATTTATTGACGTATTTTCGCAAGTAAAAGGAAATCCTGTTACTGAAATTGCTCCTGCTGAAAGAGCAGATGCGGAAGTTACCTGAAGTTGCCATTGAACAGTAACAAGTTTTCCTACTTTTACATAGTTGCCAACTCTTCTTGTGTATGTTCCTGATGCAATTGTTCCACCACCAGTTGATGCAAGAGTGGGAGTCCA